CGGACGCAGGAGCGGCATCTTGCCGTCATCCGCGGCGCATTCGAGGCCGCCTGCACCCGCGGGCTCGCGGGGCTCACCTTGTGCGGGTTCTGTGGCCGGGGGCTGACCGATCCCGACTCCATCGCGCGGGGCATCGGGCCCGAGTGTATCCGGCTCGTCGCGCCGGATCGTCTTTCGACCACGACGAGGCTGGTGGGAATGGAGGCCCGATGAACTACGTTCGTGCCGTCCTTCGACGTCTCACAACTCCGCGCTTGCCTCCGTATCGCCGGCCGCCGACGGTGAAGCCTCCCGCGGCGGAAGGCGTCGCGATCATTCGAAAACGCCGCGCGATGCAAACCGACAAACCCGAAGGAGGAAAACATGAACCTGAAACGTAGCCTCGGCGCCGAGAGTGGCCGATTGCACGCGGAGCTCGAGCGGAGTCGTACTTGGCTCGGACGACTTTCGCTCCATCTTGCCGACGCGAAACAGTGGAATGTGAAAATTCCCGGCGTCGCGGAGAAGATGGCCGCCGCTCAGCGCGAGTACGACAACCAGCTCGAGAAGATTTCTCGCCTCGAGCGCGAATGCCGCGAGCTCGACGAGAAATTCCGAATCGAGAAGCTCCGTCTCCGCAGTCGCACGCCGCACGAAGTCCTCGTCGAGCAAGTCGCGGATTTGGAGGAAGACGTTCACGAAGCGGCCGATGTTCTGGCGAAGCTTCGAGGCGATCGGGAAGAAGTCCTCGTGCGCGGGGCTCGTGCCGACAACAGCGAGCTCGACGACGTCGATCGGCGGATCCTCGACGCCTCGAGACTGCACGAGAGTTTGGACGCAAGACTTGCGGTGCTGCGCGGGAAGCTCCCGCCGACATCATCGGCGCCGAAGACGACAAAGCGAAGCGCGAACGCGTCTGTGTGACGCAGAAGGAGAGAGGAAAAAATGCTGAACGCGAAACTTTCCGTAATGCTCGACGCTCACGGCGGCGTGCCACTTCACGAGTTCCAACGTCTCGATGCTGCCGAGCGTGGCGAGTTGGAAACATACTGGCGCGCTCATCCGCTCCGACCCGTCACCGTTCGTGATGATGATGAGGATGAGGACTCGGCGCCCCGCGCTCCTGCCGCTCCTCGCGTCAACCAGGACCGTGAAGCGATCCGCGCAACGCTCGCGCGGATCATGCGCGATAACCCGGCTCCCCGCGCAATCGCAACGCCGCAACCGCAACCGACGCCCGTCGTCACGGAGCGGAAGAGCCTCCATCCCGACGAACAACCGAAATCTCCGCGGCGACTCGAGCGCGAGCGGTTCGAGCGCGAGGGTGAAGAGGGTTTGCAACGTGCGGCGGTACGAGGCGACAAGAGCGCGGTGCGCGTTCTCGCGCGCCCGTCGCGCCCGGATCGTCTTGAGGAGCGCATTCGCGAAGGCGAGGAAGAGGACCGCGTTGCCGGAACGGACGTCCGCTTGCCGGTCGAGGATCGCGCGGCTCTCACGTTCGACCGATCGCCGCGGATCCGGGATACGATGAGCCGCGCGGACTACATCGCGGAACGCAAGCAGGCCGAGCAGCAATATTCACGCGAGCAGCGTCGCCGGGCGTAGCATGGGTTTACGTTCGGTACGATTAGCGGGATGGGCCGGCCCGCGCGAGATCGTGCGCGAGGACGCGTATCGTCTGCGTGCGACGCACACCGGATTCAAATGCGAAGGGCTCGACCCGAGACGCCGCGAGCTTCGCTTCGCGCAAGGTCATCGCGACATCTTGCCGGGCGATCTTTACGTAAAGGCGCGATGGATTGGATATGACAAGACCTCATTTTTCAGTCGCCATTGCGAATCGTGCGCGGTGACGATCGGCTTCCTTGTCGGAGAAGGGGAGGCGTAACCTCATGGTGACAGAAGTCACAGATACCCAAGAGGTCGAAGCGGCCGTGCGTTCGATTCTCGAAACGGTCGACGTGGCCGCGCGCGAGTTGCCGCCGGTTGAAGCGATGAGCTTTCTCGTGTTCGTTTTGGAATCAACGATCGCCATGGTCGAGGAAGTAGGGCCGCGCATCTTGGCGATCCATCGCGACGCCGGCCGAAGGCATGCGCTGCAAAACCCGGGAGTCGCCGTGCTGCTCGCCGAACAGCTCGACGAGCGCGAACAGCTTCTTCGCGACCAGCTTCGCGAATTCGAAGAGCGAGTCGTTGCGCGTGTGCAGAATGTCCAAGCTCACGCTGCGCACGCGACGACTGAGCTCGTCACCACCCTCAACACGCTGCAGCGGCGAGCGCGGCGGGATAGGTGAGAAGTGGACAGCGGTGTACAATTTTCACGGGTCCTTGCGGCGAAAAAATCCGAGGTGGGTCGCGCGCGCGCCCGGTTGGTAACCGGATGACAAAACTGAACTTCGTGTCCAACAACCAGAGCGGAGGATCTTCCGCGATGACGAAGACCGAAGCGCTTGCGGCGATCGAGGAACTGCAGGGCCTCATCTTTGCCGACATCGGCGGCCCAGCGTTACGCGACCTTGCGCGAGCGAGCGCCGATCGCGCAAGAGCGGAAGAGATTTGCGAACGCCTCGCGACCGCGCCAGGACCGGCGGGCCTTCTACGCGAGAAGCTCGGGCCGATCCGGTCCTCGGTCCGCGCGTTTTTCGAGGCGCGCCAGGGCGTGGAAGCGCACGCAATGCTGCACGACCTTGGGTCGCTCAAGATGATCGTTTCGCGGGCGCCGGATGATGCGTCATGAAGGTTTCGACCGGCCGGCGAGTGAATCGCTCGCAGCTCGCCGAAATCTTCGGCGTGGCGCAGACGACCGTCGACGCCTGGAGTCGCCGCGGATGCCCGGTTCTAAAGCGGCCGACCGGCCGCGGGAAGGGATGGCTCTTCGATACGGCGGACATCGCACACTGGCTCCGGGAGCAGGCGGTGAAGAACGCTCTCGGCGACTCGGAGTCGATCGACCGCGAGGAGGCCGAGAAGCGGAAAGCGATCGCGACGGCGCAGCTTCGGGAGCTCGAAGTCGCGGAGAGACGCGGCGAGCTCATCAACGTCGACCTCGCGGTGGACGTCGTTCAGAGGGACTACGCGGCCGTCCGAGCGAGGCTCCTGGGGCTCCCCGCGAAGATGGCGCCCGAGGTCGCGGTGCTGACGACACCGGCAGAGGCGCGATCGGTACTGGAGCGCGAAATCCATGAGATCCTCGCCGAGCTCAGCGATGGAGATGTTGGCATCGCCAGCGGTCGCGCGCCGATTCACGAGGACGGTGAGAACGGCGAGGGCGGCGATCCTGAAGCCGCCGCCGACGTTGACGCTCAGCGAATGGGCCGACGAGAGCCGGATGCTGTCCCCGGAGGCAAGCGCCGAGGTAGGCCGCTGGCGAACGAGCCGCGCGGAGTATCTTCGCGGCATCCAGGACGCGATGAGCGACCCACTAGTTGAGACCGTGGTCGTCCAGGCGAGCTCCCAATCGGGGAAAAGCGAGGCGTGCCTCAACTTGATCGGCTTTCACATCGCACTCGACCCGGCGCCGATCATGGTCGTACAGCCGCGCGACCGCGACGCCGAGAAGTGGTCGAAAAAAAGATTCATGCCGATGCTTCGCGACACTCCCTGCCTCCGCGGCAAGGTGAACGAGTCACGCGGAAGGGGAAACGACAACACGATCCTCGAGAAGAGCTTTCCGGGCGGCCGTATCGTGATCGTCGGCGCGAATTCTCCGAGCGGCCTCGCGGGAGATCCGATCCGGATCCTTCTCGCGGACGAGGTCGACCACTTCGCGCCGTCGGCCGGTAGCGAAGGTGATCCGATCACGCTCGCGAGACGTCGAACGTCGAACTTCTGGAACCGCAAAGTGGTGATGACCTCGACGCCGACGATCAAGGGCCTCTCGCGAATCGAGTCGGCATTCGAGGTTTCGGATCAGCGGCGATACTTCGTCCCGTGTCCGCGATGCGGGCAGTTCCAGACACTGCGGTGGAAAGGCGTCATCTGGCCGCCTGGGGATCCACTCGCGGCGCGTTATCGCTGCGAGTCGTGCGTGGTCGAGTGGAGTGACGCCGAACGATGGGCGGCGGTTCGCAAGGGCGAGTGGCGCGCCTCGCAGCCGTTTCGGGGCACCGCCGGCTTTCACCTGAACGCGCTCGTGTCGCCGTGGACGACGCTCGGCGAGCTCGCCGCGATGTTTCTCGAGGCGAAGGCTCATCCTGAGCACCTGAAGGCATTCGTCAATCTCGTTCTCGCCGAGACCTGGGAGGACCGATCGGGCGAAGGCGCCGACGAGGGGAGCCTCTTCGCGCGACGCGAACATTACGGGCCGGACGTGCCTCGAGGCGTCGCGGTCGTGACCTGCGGAGTCGACGTCCAGGACGATCGGCTCGAGCTCGAGGTTCTCGGCTGGGGACGCGGCGAAGAAAACTGGAGTCTCGACTACCGCGTCATCCGAGGCGATCCGTCGACCGCAACGCCGTGGCGTGACCTCGACGACATCCTGCAGCGGCCGCTACGGCGCGAGGATGGGATCGAGCTCGCGATCGCCGCGACCTGCATCGACAGCGGCGGCCACGCCTCGAGCAGCGTGTACTCGTTCTGCAAGGACCGCTACTCGCGGCGCGTGTTTGCGACCAAGGGCATCGCCGGCGGCGCAAAGCCGCTCTGGCCGCGGAAGCCGAGTCGCAACACGAAAGGCCGCGTCCCGCTCTTTCTGATCGGCGTCGAT